TACTGGATTTTGGGGAACAGCAAGCTCTGCAGATGGATTGTTAATCAATGGTTCAGCAGTCGATGGCGCAAACTTTTTGCGTAGCGACACACCTACCATTGCTAATAATACAGTTAGTATTCGTAATGATGGCGGTTTGGTAATTGGATCCAACTTGGGATTCAACATTGGTATTAACGGTAACAGCACATTGTTCTATTCAAAGAACAGCGGAAACCCAATTGACTTTGCATTAAATAACAACGGTACTGTAAACACAGTGCTACACATGACCGCTGATAGCAAGATTGGTCTTGGAACAAATAACACAAGTCCACAAAGCACGTTGGATGTTATTGGCGGTACAACAATCAAAGACGACCCTAGCACACAGGGCACAGTATGGACCAATCAAACCGCGGTTACACTTGATCAATATCTCACTAGCAATACAAATTACTATCGAGTAATGGTTAGCGGTACCACTGGCACCACTGCACCTACCGATACCAGCGGCTCAAATTTTCAAGATGGTACCGCCACACTGAAATGGATCGGAGTTGTTCCTAACTATCCAGTTCCTGGTAGGTTAATTGTTAAAGGAACCACTGATATCGATGCTACCAGCGGCAGTCCATTCGATCCAGGTGGTCCAAGTATACAAACATTAGGCGGATTGAAAGTTACTAAAAAATCACAGTTGGGTGATGATGTTATCAGTTATGGTCAATATTATGTCAACTACTTGGACGGTAACAACCAGCCCATAGCGGCCAGCGTAATACTGCCAGGGTCGGACCTTGCTGCCAACATTTACGATATTGGATCCGTAACACGACCTTTTAGAAATGTATTTGCACAACAATTCCAAGGAAACTTCAGCGGAACACTAGTGGGCGGCAGTATTACAGGTAGTACTGGTATTGCACAAAGTGCCGCAAAGTTACAGTCGCCTACAGTATTGCAACTTATCGGGGACGTGACCAGTGACGGCGTTGAATTCAATGGACAATCTCAGACTGGTGTACAATCTTTTACAACCAGTATTAATCAGGGTATTATTACCAACAAGGTTGCGGCAAGAGATTCCAACTTAACTGATACATTATTGGTTTATCGTCCAGGTACTGGACTATTAAGCATGACCAAAACAGTTTTGTTTAACCACGTTGCAACAGTGCCAGTAGGTTGTGTGTTCCCATATGCTGGTTTGGTAACTAATTTGCCAACCGGATACTTACTCTGCGATGGTAGCGAAGTTAAAATTGGTAGTTATCCATCGTTGTATGCTGTTATTGGATACTCATACAAAGCGGCATCACTGCTGGTCGGATTAAGTACATTTGCATTGCCGGATCTTCGTGGTAGATTTCCATTAGGTCCAGATAATATGAATAATGGACTCACTGTTCCGGCCAAAGACGGATCTGGTACTCAAGTGACCGCAGGTGGTGGCTCTGCCAATAGAGTAAACACTGTTAATGCAGACACCGTGGGGTCATCCAGCGGTAGCGAAAATATCACATTATCAACAAATAATTTGCCGGATCACAAACACAATCTCAATGACGGTGTGCAACAGTTCTATGCAGTTGGTTCTCCTAATTCGGGAACTGATCCTAACACAAATATTAACATCGGCAAGGGCTTAACTGCCCAGGCACAAAGTGGCCAAGGATATGGATTAACTGATAGTGGTAGTGTAATTTCTAACACTTACGCCACTCCAGTGACAGTAATGAATCCATACACCACGATGAATTATATAATCTTTACTGGTGTGGTATAATGAGCTATACAATAAAACTAACAAATAACAACACGTTAACTGAGATAATTGACGGAACAATTAATCAAACAAGTACTGATCTCACTCTTGTAGGAAAAAATTCTACTGGATACGGAATTTATTTCAATGATAATTTTGTACATTTGTTAGAAAATTTTGCAAACACCAGTCAGCCAAACAATCCAATTACTGGACAAGTGTGGTTTGATACAACACAAAACAGATTAAAAGTTTATGACGGTGCGCAATTCAAAGTAACCGGCGGAACACTGGTTGGCGCCACTGTTCCTAGTAGTTTGACAACTGGCGATATTTGGATCAATAGTGCCACTGCACAGTTATATTTCAATGACGGCATTAGCAATGTACTGGCCGGCCCGTTGTATACCAGCAGTCAGGGACAAAGCGGATTTATTGTAGACACAATTCTTGATATAAACAAAGTTCCTCACACCATTGTGTATTTGTATTGCGCTAGTAATTTATTAGGCATATTTGCTAGTGAGGCATTTACGCCTGCCACGCCAATCAGCGGATATGCAGGCAGTGTTGGTGTTGGATTCAATGTAAGCAGTTACACAGGAGTAAAATTCAATGTTCCAGTACTGACAGCATCTAGCTTGTTAGGTGGCGACGGCACAACACTATATTCAGCAGATAGTTTTGTTGCTACCAGTGGGAATTCTACAATTTCTAATGGTACTTTGACTATTCAAAATACAGCACTAATACCAGCACTGGTATTAGGTGCGGGTAGCAACAACGAAATAAATGTATCAACTTCTACATTCCAGATCAAATCAAACACCGCAAATCAAAATTTTGAAGTGGCCACGTTGAGTTCAACCGGTTTAACCTCGGCGATTTATATCAGCGCACAGAATAAATTTATGGGTATTTTTAAAGGTACTCCAACAGCCGCATTAGATGTAGCTGGCGCAATTAAATCAACATCCACTATCACAGCTACTGGCGCAATTTCTGCTTCTGCTTTGACTGTAACCAGCAGTTATACACCCTCTAGCGCAACTAGCACGGGCGTTGCTGGGCAGATTACCTGGGATGCAACCTATGTGTATGTGTGCATAGCTACAAATACATGGCGAAGAGCGTCTTTGACCACATGGTAATAAGAGTTAAAATAATGATAAATACTCGAGCATAAGGAAATAGGAGCAATGGCATATACAATTAACAAATACAACGGGACGCTACTCGTAACAGTTGCGGACGGTACTGTTGATGCATCTACTGATTTAAAGTTAGTGGGCAAAAATTACGCTGGATATGGCGCAATCCAGAACGAAAATTTTGTCTACTTACTAGAAAATTTTGCAAATTCAACATCTCCTTCTAACCCTTTAACTGGTCAAATCTGGTTTGATAGCTCATCTAGCAAATTAAAATTCTGGGACGGCGGAAAATTCCGCACCACAGGTGGTGCTGAAATTGGCCCAACAGCTCCAAGCGGATTAACTACTGGCGATTTTTGGTTTGATACAGTCACTAGTCAGTTGTTTGCATGGAATGGCACCACATTCACATTGATTGGCCCGCAAGCCGTTGCTGGTTCTGCTACAACACAGATGTTGAGTACCAGCCTCAAAGACAACTTTGGTACAAGCCATACAGTAATTGAAGCTATCGATAACGGACAAGTTATCTTTATTATCAGCCCAGATAGTGCATTTACATTAGACGGACAAGTAAACCCAATTACAGGATTTACACAAATTCAACAAGGTGTCACACTGTGTTATACAAACAATAGTGGTGCACCTGGCGTTACATCTAGCAATCACAGATTCTGGGGAACTGCAACCAATGCAGATCGACTAGGTGGATTAAGTGCCAGTAGCTATGTTCAAGCTGGCTCTGCGGCTTTTAGCACAGTAGTTAACTTTGCAGATGTGGGTTACACAGTTGGTAATCCTGTTGCACGTTTGCGTGTGTTTAACAATAACAGTAGTACCCCTACAATTCAAAATACTAGCAACGATACTATAGTTTTTCAAACCACAGTATCTTCAAGCACCGTTACACCACTACAGTTAGTTGGTGCAAACGTACTTCCAGGTACAACTACCACAAGTAATCTAGGTAATCAAAATTATCAATGGGCGAGTGTTTGGGCAACCACATTTAATGGTACTGCTACCAGTGCCAATAACTTAGTCATTGGTGGTGTAAACTTTACAGGTAGTGTGACAACAAGTCCGGGCACAGTTGTAGCTCGTGATGGCAGTGGCAACGTCAATGCTAATACATTTAACGGCGCAAGTACAACTAGTTACTACGCTGACTTGGCAGAAAAATATCTTGCTGATGCAGATTATGAATCTGGTACAGTTGTTTCTGTAGGCGGTGAAAAAGAAGTTACAGCAAGTTCATGGGGTGATCGTGCGTTAGGTGCAGTTTCTACTAATCCAGCACACATGATGAACTGCGATCTAGTTGGCGGCACATACATTGCGTTGAAAGGTCGAGTACCTGTTAAAGTTATTGGTTCAGTTAAGAAAGGACAGCGAATGATTGCAGCCAACAATGGTTGCGCAACAGTTGCAGTTCCACACGCTAATGACGTATTTGCTATTGCTTTGGAGTCTAATGACGATACAGGAATTAAACTCGTTGAATGCGTAATACTTTAAGAATTAAGGGATAAAAAATGGCTGGACAAGGCACACGAATACTTGCTAGTGACTATAATGCAATTCAATCAGTAGTTGCTACCGTGCTAGGTGCCGGCTCTGGCGCACTTGGTTACGGCCAGACAGTTTCTAGTAGTCAAACAGCAGTGGGCGCCAAGATCACTGCGGCAATGTGGCAAACACTACGCAACGATCTATTGGCAACCCGTCAACATCAAACTGGTGCAGACGAAAGCGGTAACCTAACAGCGCCCAGTACAGGTATACTTGTTAGAGAATATGATCGTGCGGCATACTATGCCTATGCACAACTGGTTCAAACAAATGCATTAACTACTCCGCCAGCCGGACAAGCATCATTGGTTACACTGGCCAGTGGTACTAGAACTGCCGCTTGGAATGGAACACTTAATCACACAGTCAGTCTTAATTTTGGCAGTTATGCTGGAGCAAGATATTTCTTTAATTCAGGTAGTAACATTCAAATTAGCGGTAGTAATACCAATGTTCCGGCAGACGGTAGCCAGGCCAAGAGCAACGACTGGGCAACTATATTGGCC